AGCAATTCAAAAATTTATTATATTTAAATGAATTTAGATACATTATTGGTAAAATATTTAATTAATAAAATCTATATAAATAAGTTACTTTATTTTCTTATATTTATATTTTATTCTTTCCAGATATTGCCATCTTGATCTACTTCATAATTTTGTAAATTTCCATCGTCTAAAAACCCTAAAGGTAACATTTCATCCTCTAATTGCTTTAATTTTTCATTAAAAAGGCTTTGTCTGATGTCTAAATTTGTTAAATCTTTAAAATAATTTTGTGTAGAAAGCCATGCAAAAAGAACTAAACAAATAACCAAATCGTCATTATAATTGGCTTCCGCTTCAAAACTGTCTTTTCTTGAAATAAAGGATACTAATTCTCGTATAGTCTCATAGTCGTTGACTATTAATTTATCTGCTTCTATCATACTCTTTAATACAGAGCATCCTAGCTTCTTTACAGCCTTTGTAGTACGAATACCTCTTTGTACTTCTGCCTTTCCGAAGCCACCATCAAGAGTTTGACCCTTTCTGCCACGTATACTGGATACTAATAAATTTTCATATTCATATTCATTGTGTAAAATATCTGCAACTTGTCCACCTATATCATTTACTTCTATCAAAATATAAGCATTATTATATTGTTTTGCTACTGGTAATATTGCACTTGGATAGACTAAAGGTGACATTGTATTATTTTTAAAAGTTGCTACAACTTTATAGGGCATTTGTGTAATATCAATCACAGAAAATGCATGATAATCCTGCCCCACGCCCCTAGAAGTATCGACACACATCACATACATATGATCATTTTTGGGATCTGGCTGATTTGATATTGGTTTTTCGTATACCTTTAATCCATCGTCATTTTTAAATACTGGTGTTTTAAATACTAGTTTTCTTAATTTATTTGCACTGATGAGAGTATTGGTGCTTCCTATGAATTCGCATTCATGTTCTTTTCTAAACTGTTCTTCACTGGTATTTTTAATTTGTTGTTGATGCCAATTTTTATCTCTTCCTGGAACATCAGACCAATGAACATCTACATATTTAAAATCACTCCTATTTTCTACTGCTTCTGTCCAAATTTTATAATAAAGATTTAAACCATTTGGGGTGGATATGATTACAAGTTTGGTAGTAGAACCGGATGCAATGGTGGGATAAACTGAACTATAAAAATCTTCTGCAATATTATCCGGAATGAATGCAAATTCGTCTAAGAGAATGTAATTAAATGAACCACCGCGAATAGCACTTGGAGAAGTTGCAGATGCCACAATTCTAGAACCATTTTCAAATTCTATAGAATACTTATTCCACTCCTTTACGCCTTGCTGTAGCCATTTTGGTAAATATTCATAAGCAGTTTTTAGACGATCCATGTGCAATTTAGCAATAGATTGTTTATTTGCAAGAATTGCTATATTTTGATTTGGTTTAAATAATGCTTCGTGACAAATGTCAGAAACCACACAAGTAGATTTTCCACATTGACGAGGCATCTTTGCAATTACGAATCTATTATTTTTTATAGTTCGTATCATTTCTTCTTGAAATTCATATGGTTCAAAATTAATCAAACCACGATCAAGATTTACAATTTTTATATAATTTTTCATAAAGTATACTGGATCATTCATGCATCTAGCATACTCTGCAATTTGTTCCTGCGTAAAATTAACAGGAGTATTTGTTTTTTTTAAATTAGGATTACCTAGATAAGAATCTTTATTATATGCCATTTTCGAGTTGCTTTATTTGATCTAATTGACCGCGCAACATTTTTTGAAGATCGGCTGTGCTGCCCACAAATATTGCATTATCAATTTTAGTTTGAGTTTGATTATTATTTGTAACTGAAGTGTCTGTTATTTGCTTTACTTTATTATGCAACTCTATTAAATCTTTATTTGCATCAACTAAAGTTTTTATTAATTGACCAACAACTTCATATGCTCTTGGTGAATCCCCTTCAGAGGCTACGTGCAAAATACCTTCAATTGCAGTATTCCCTTTTGAGATTAATTCTTTCAAATTTGTTCTAACTGTTGTATAATCGACATCAAAATCTTTTTGTTTAGATTCCGATTGTCTTGCTTCAACAATATCTTTAGATCTTATTAATTCACCAATATTGTCTGGTTGCTTTTCTTCAATATTAAAAATTTCATTTAATTTTTCACTCATAATAGTATTTATGCTGAATATATCTTATCTTCATAGAAAGGAAATATTCTTATTATTCCATCATCAGTATCACCAATTGTGCTTGGTGGATCTTCTTGTTCATCTCCTGGATCATAATTTGGTGTTGATTTGGGTATTACTGGTATATATTCAGGCACACCGCTGTATTTTGTTACTAACCAATAACCTCTAGAATTATGAACATTTAAATTTTCCCAAACTGCAGTATTCGATACAACATCTGCAGATCGTATGTGTCTATCATTATTGCTGTTTAATTCGATTATTTCGGGCAAATCTGAGTGAGATGAAATTCTTTGCAAAGTGGCAATTCCATTAGTATTAAAATATTTTGGAGCAACACTCATTCTCCATATATTAGTTTGAGAATTATCTACTCTTGCTCCACTAATTAATACCTTTTCAAAAGCATCAGCCAATACTAATCTGTCTACTTTTTTGGTATAATCTGCTGAAGAATTTGAGCATGGTGTTATTGGTAAATTTTTTGTTATATTTCTCCACTGATCCAATACAAATTGAACTGCTGGTGCTCCTCCAAATCTAGTTTCATATCTTGATGTCCAATATGTTAAAAATACAGGGCTGTGTAATAATACATGGAACATTTCTTCTAGCCAATAACCAAAACTCCAATTATATTGACTTCGGACTGAACTTGTTAAAATTTCTTGACCCCAAGTAGGATCCCCTATCCAAGGAGTCCAATATTTTTTATAATCCCAATCTTCTCTTATTCCTAATCTTGTTTTCTTAACAGAATCCACTAATACTTTAAATGCAAATTCTGTGGAATATTTGTAAAAATTTTGAGATAATAAATTATTAGAAGAATCCACCATAGTTGTTGTAGGATATCTGACTAATTGTGATTCACAAGATTTTGTACCAGAGGGAATATCGCCATAACCAACCCAATTATATTTTTCATTATCATCTTGCGGTGTTTTTACGTATCCACTTCTATATGACCAGTCATTTCTCCATTGAGAATTTGATACGTTTAGAGCAACATTGTTTGATACATCCAAATAGGGAGAATGTGAAACCATAGATAAAACATTTCCAGATCCTGCACCATAATATGCTGCTCCAACAATACAATCTAATATTGGATTTACATAATAAGGATTTAAATTACTTGTTTGATAAAAATGAGAATCCTCTGCAGAAATAGGATGTTTTTGGTATTGTATTAATTGTACTGAACCGAAATAATTTTTAAATTCTTGTTCATTATGTGTCCCTACAATTTGTTCTCTTATATAATGACTATATACCCAATTTTCTGCTGTAGCTTCCCAAGCAGAGCATACAAGATGAAATAATACGTAACCATTTATATTTGAATATTTTTTATATGCTGTTGGTATATCTTTTTGAGATCCAGATCCTTCTCCACCACCTAAAGCAGATCCTAACGGTCCACAAGTTGAATTGTTCACACAAGATACTGATGCGCTATATGCTCTATCAGTAGAATTACAACCATAAAAAGACCACCAATCAGAAGAAACTTTACCATCAAAATTTGTGGAGCTTAATTCATTCATCCAAGGTGATAACAAATCTTGCCAAGTTGGGTTTGGATATGAAATATTTTTAAAAAACCAATGGCTTCTCCATAATTTTTCAAAATGAAAAATAAATTCCTCACTGAATGTTTTTCCTGTTTTTGGATTTATTTTATTTGTAAATCTAGAATCTGCAATCATTGCAGAAAAAAATCTGGCATCTGCAAAATATGCTCCATTATCTGTAACTGTATATGATGTTGATGTGGTTGTTACTGCTTCTGGTGCGTTAAGGGCACTGTGTGATGTAGTATTATATCCAGTTAAAAGAAAAAATGGTTCAGCTTCTCTATTATCCATGTAATAATCAAATTTAATATTTTGTGTTTTACAAAATCTTAAAAATTCTCTATAAGATGATTGAGTGTCTAATAATTCTTGATCATGCCATATTGTTGGAAATTTATTTCCAGAACCAATAGGATATTCTGTGCCATCTGCAGTATTTTTATAAAAATTTGGATAAGATGCAGTAAGTGGATTTAATGTTGACATAAAATAAGACCCAAAACAAATTCTTCTTGATTCTGGTAAATAGTTTAAATTATCTCTAAATTTATACCAATTATCAAAGGAATTAAAATTAGAAGTATTTGCTCTTGGTGTATAACCAGTTTCTGCTATTGGACCCGGTAATCCTGCTCCTTGTGATGAACCAACATAAGATTGGCCTGTTGTTGGATTTATTCTTGTTGTTGCAGGATATCTATTTCCATTATAACTTTGAGTCTTAAATTGTGATACAGTATAATCACACATTGGCATCGCAACCATTGGAACAATTGCTTTTAGTTTATAATTTGAATTTTTTACACCATATTGGTCAGTTCTTGACCATATATTATTTGAAGAATCTGTAATACTACCATTCCATGCAGTAGGTGACCAAATTCTATAATCTAAAGAAGACGTTGCTGGTTTTAATATTGTTGTATCGTAAAAATCTGATAAAGGAATTAATCCTTTTTTATTTATTGTTGATGCTTTAAATCTACTTTTATTTACACCAAAACTAGGATTAACAAATTGACCTGATGAATTATTTTTTTTAACTGCCATATTCTGTTATGCTTATTTTATAATCAAAATTTTCTGTTGGTAATATATTTGCACATTTTTTGTTATTAACTGTTTGACATTCTTCTACAACAATTTTATCTTTATTTGTATCTAATTCAAAATCACCATTTGAATCTTTTAGATAGATAATAGGTTTTATGTTTATATTTGCGTATAATTGTGCCATTTTAATCTTCCAATTTAAATAAATTAATATCTGCGTCTTTAATCAGATTTCCTGTATTTACTGGACCGTATAACATTGCTTTAGCATTAAAAATTAATTCCCAAATGACTATTCTATGTGGATCATCTTTAACGACACCTTCATATGTTTCATTTGGAGTAATAGAAGTTAAAACAATAGGAACATCCAATAATTCATTTGTATCGTTTAAAATTCCAGGTTTAATTGTAATATTAAACTGTGGGTTAAAATAGGGTAAAATTTGTTCTAATATTTGTAAACCATCATCTATATTTCTTACATAAATGTATAAAGAAAATTGTATATTATATGGCACTTCACTAAAATGGTATTTTGTTGTACTATCTTCTGATTCTGCATATCTTTTTTGAATAAGAGTTCTTTTTCTCTCAGAATCATAATTTATCGCTGTTATATTAAATCCCAATCTTGGCAGTACTATTTGTGTATCAAATGCTTGTGGTGTTTCTGCACCAACATTTAAGCGATAAAACATTCTTTCTTTTGATGAGTATGATAATGGAACTTTTATTTTTTGTAATTTTGTCCCACTTGTATCATATCTTTCGATATAGATGTTATTAAATAAAGTACCAAAAGATACTACCATTTTTTTAATTATAGAGTGATAAAATGTTTTAAACATTAATAATTGCCTTGTGAGAATGGATCTTTATCAGTAAAATCAATAATATTATCTGATAGATTTTGTATGGATGTATTTTCATTTTGAGATTTTTTATCTATAATAAATGTACCATCGCTTGTTGTGGTGTACTCAGAAACAACATCATCCTCTATTCTGTCTATTTCCGTATTACCTGTATCAATACTTTCCATAGAATATTTGAAGAGTTCACATGTTATTTGATATGTATATAGTTTTCCTTGTTGAAAAAATACATTAAAAGGTTCAACAAATTTTATTTCAAATAATGCTTTTGTTAATGGAAAATATATTAAATCTCCCATGAATGGTGCGTATATTTCTACAGGTCTATCACTTGCAACATCAAGTTTTGCTGCCACTTCTGCAAATCTTTTTCTAGATAAAGTTAAAACAATTTCCTGTTTTAATTCTACACCAAATTTTTGAATAATCTGTCCATCACCAGCAAATGCTGTATTATTTTCCAAAAATGCTTCTATTTTAAAATGATGTTTGAATTGAGATAATGCGTCTTCTCCAAAGATATCATCCTTTTTTCTAAATTTTCGTGGTAAATAATATACATCCAATCCATACATTTTTATTGATTCTATTGAAAGTTCTTCCAATAGATCTTGTGTTGGTTTATATGATATATTATTTACAAAAGGATTTGTTGCCATTTATTATCCGACTATAAAGTTTGGAGGAAGTTCGTATTTGCTTTGGATCTGTTCTTCTATTTGTTGCATTTCTTGCTTTGCTTCAGATAAAATTATACCAGCATCAAAAGTAACACCACCGGGTAAAGAAAGATTTGCAAATTTAGATAAATTTTGACCCCATTGAAATTTAATAATTGCTGTGCAGTATTTTTTCAATAACCAATCGTTATAAATTTCTGTATATTGTTCTGGATCTAGAATTTTGTATGCCTCAAACATTAAATATTCACCAACCTTTGCCTGAGTATTCCAATCCATATTCACATGAATTTTATTTGTAACACGACTAAATTCTACGGTTTTTTCTGGAGTTAACATATCTTGTAACATCTGCATATGCCTACGGGTTATATCGTAGCTGATTAAACTGTCGCTATATGTGTTTGTTCTTAAACCATATAGATCATTTAATGCAATCTGATATCTAGCATCAAACATACCCGTTCCACCTAATGTATCAAATAATTGAAAACAGCGAACCACGCTCACAATTTGTCTCCCTGTTGGGTCAAGAGCGGGTGCTGTTTTCAATTTTAATTCTGTATTTTGTGTTACGCCTTCCTTCAAGTCAATGTATTTTCTGTCTATATCTTCTTGCGTAATTTGTTTCGGAAGATATACTCTTTCTACACCATCGAAATGGTATTCTGAAAAATACTGTAAAGCATCGTCTAATCGATCCTCTATTTGAGCATCATCAACGTTTATTTGTATAACTGGATAGCCTAATCTGCGTAAACAGTATTCCTTCAGTTCTTGTCTTGAATTTGGACGCATTAAATTCTCCTTATATAATAATATTTATATATAAGGAGATTTAAATTATTCAGAAAATAGATATTGAACTTTAGAGAGGTCGTTTACTGATAATTTTATATCTTTATCAAGTGTTTTTAGCGCAATTTTTTCCCAATCTAGATCAATTTCTGATTCTAATAATGTGCTAAATTCTTGTAAAAAGTTATTTTTATTATCTTCAGATACGGTGTTTTCTGTAGAAGAACTATACTTTTTAACTAATTTTACTCTTTGTTCTTCAACCGTTTTTAGTTCTTCATTTAACTTATTGACCAGTTTCATCATTTTATATGATACGGTGACTGGTAATTCTGTATCAAGAATTTTGTTTAAAACACCAACAGAAACATACACATCGCCTAATTTCACTTTCATCTCAATCTCCTTAATTAATGAATGTAATTATTGAACTTATAGTATAATTTAAAGTAATGCTGCCATTTGTACTATACATTTTTAGATTATTTCCTACACCTTCCCAATAGAAATATAAGGAACGAATCCCTGTTGTATCTGTTGTGGCGACAGAAGATAATACTTCTTCCTGTATAGTAACAGGAGTATTTATATCACCAACATAAGATCTTTCTAACTTTATCTTAAACATTCTAACATTATTACTATTGTTATTATCGACTAAGACTATTTCGTAAATTGCTGCCTTTTCTGTTCCAGATAATGGAGAGAAATATGCGTTTGCATAACTTGCTGTTACTGTTTTTCTTTCTTTAAATGTCTTAAAATATGAAGATGTGGATGAATTTTCAAATATTGTTGTTGTTCCTTGTAATCTCAATATACCATCATCAGTTTTAATATATTTACCAGAACCAATTAATGTATCTGAATTTAATATTATATTTCCAACAGAAGTGGAACCATTATATTTACTTGCAATAACTAAATCTCTATTTGTAGTGCTATCTGTGTAAATTACAGATTTATCTGTTTCTTTAGAGAAAGTTAAAATATTTGAATCTGATCCGTTTGATATTTTTAATAATCCACCAGATGCTATTTTAATATTTAAATTTGTACTAGATTCTAATAAATTATCTATAGATAATGTATTTTCTAGGAACATTCTGCCTGAGCCCAATTTAATTCTTAAATCGGTTGCGGATGCAGAACTGATCTTACCGTTTGTTAGTCTAACATATCCAGCATTGTATGGAGTTAATGATAAATCTGCATCATTTGCTGGACCAGATTCGTGTAATAGTTGTAGTGCTGGAGAATTATTTGTAAATCTAAAGTAATAAGAACTGCTTACGGCGGCACTTACATTAAAATCTAATATAGTAGTGTCACCATTTATTGTATTTTGTACAAATTTTTTATTGTTTAAATCTAAGTCGCCACCCAACATTGGTGCTTCATCAGAAGACAAGGAAATCATTCCAGTATTTACAAATCTAATACTATTTCCGTATTGTTCTAAATTTATACCCGTTCCTGCTCTAAATGTTAATGTTGAATTTGGTAATGATGTACTTAATGTAAAATCATTTGCACTAGATGCTGCTTTTACTGAAACTGTAGAATATGAATAAATTGAAAGTAGTGTTTTTAGATAAGTTGCATCTATGGCAGATACATAATTTTGACCTGCCTTTCTTCCAAGTAATTGATTTTCTCCGACATAAACATTTGTTGGTGCATAATTACCATTATCATAATCAGTTCCAGCACACTTAACAGTACTTGCTGGCATAGATTCTAAATCTATAACCGATGTATAATTTTTTGTAGTATTATTGTACCTATAAGAATATTTAATGTTTTTATATTGTCTGGATACAGATGATGTTGGTTTTCTGTCAACACCGTTTACTACTTCATAATTTTGAGTAGTTGTATCAAAAATTAAAGCAGAAGATGTTCTTTCTGATGCATCATCGGCTAGTCTTACAGTTTTAATGCCTATTGGTGATGGTGCATCCGACGAAATAACTATTTGATTATTTTCGTCTCTTGTGATTGTAATATAAGCACCTTCTTTAAATCGTAATTCTTCACCAGATTCAATTGCATCAAAATAATCAGAATCTGTATTGTCTTCTTGATTCTCTATAGTAATTCTCTTAAAATAAGAAGCAGAAGATAAGCCTAATATACTTCTAACTTCTGCAGCAGTTAATGCCTTTAGATTGGTAGAACTTCTACCTAAAATAGTATTAGCAGCAAAAACAATATTCGAAGGATTTCCTTCTGTAGTATTGCCATTACCTTTAACGCTATTTGAAGGCATTTTTGCTAATTGTGTGTTGCCTATTGAACCGTCAACAACAGAGAATGCTATATCGTAAATATTTGTTGTACCAAATGATGCTTCAATTGTATTTGAATCGGTAAATCTTAATATTGCACCAGCAGAACCGGAATTATAACTTCCATCAGCAATATGAACTGTGTTGAATCCAGATCCTAGACTTGCAAAATACGATGCACTGTTTGCGGAAATAGTTAATACAGAAGAGCCATCAGTATTTTCGTCTGCAATAAGTTCAATTCCAACGCCTGCTTGTAATGTTAATGTGTCTGTTTTTTCTGCAGCATTTAAATATCCAGTATCAGTTCCATTTACAACATATATTGAACTAAATGCGTTTTGATTTTCTTCCAAATATCCTGTTGGTGATATACCTAGAAGAGTTCTGAGATCTGATCTATTTAAACCACTTAAATTACTAAGATCACCATTTTCATCCAACACTCTACCTAAAACTAAACCAGCAATTTCGGATGGAGTTCCGTCGCCACCCGGACCTTCTCCATAAAATGGTCCTTCATATGCATGTGTTACCGAGTTTTGTATGTAAAAAGATCCATCACTATCCATGTAATAATTAGGAATACCATTCAATTGGACAGAGGTAGATTTACCAGTCTCATCAGAAATTCTGACAGAATGTGGAAGCATATTTTCTAATTGATTATCACCCACACTATTGTCTGCAGGAACTGAAGTTCCATCCGCATCAATTTGTATTTCATTTTCAGTTGTTTGTGATATTTTTATACCAAAACCACCTCTAATAGTTAAGGTATCGTCACTTGTTGTTGATTCTAATAAGAAGTCTTCTTCATCTGTACCTAATCCATATACTTGGACTTTTCCAAATCCGTTTGGTGCAAAAATTTCTACTTCTGTATCTGACCAAGTTTTGCCAACTTGAATTTCAATACCATTTAGGCCACTAAAAATTATTTGATCATTAGCAGAAGTTGAACTTATTCCATTAATATATCGGAATGTTTGTTGTGTTCCGGGACCACCTAATAGAGAAAATTCAATTTCATTATTTGTATTTTTTGTGATTGAAATGCCAGTTCCACCCTTTAAATATAAAGTTTCATCAACTTCTGTTGGGCTTACTGTTTCTTCTGTGGCACCAGTCCAAGTGTTTAATAAATAGAAATTTTTAAATGTTGCGGTTTGTGCTGATGCTGAATTTAATAATATACCTGTTTTTGTCCCAGTTGCAATCAATATTGGTTTTACTATTGCATTTGGTTTTGTTGTTGTTAATTGGCCAGCTGATGTTGATAGATAATAAGTTTCACCTTCAATTAAAGATAGAGAAACTGATGAAGTATTGAATTCTCCTGAAGTTACTACATAATATTTTCCTGAATTTATTCTCTCAACTAAACCTACAACATTACTATTTTCTTCAGTTGTTGCTGATGCTCTTGTTATTGCATAAGAATCTGTATCTGTTGTGATGCGTACTATATCACCTTCATTTACTGTTCCCACAACATTTTGTGTTACAAATCGATTTGTCCATCTTGCATCTAATACACCATTTGTATTAGAAAGCGGAACGTTATATGAAGTTAATGCTGTTGGAGTTGTTTTAAATTGTGTACTATTTTGAATATTAGCAATGTAAATTTTATCATTTACATAGAGTAAAGTGCCGCCACCTTCACCAGAAGTTAGTTGTTTTATTTTGAATATATTGATATAATTGCCATCGGTATCAGAAGGATCTATACCAAAATATAAAGTATTTTCTGCATTATCGGTTCTTATACACCAACTATTGTTTATATTTTTTTCTAATCGTAAAGCAAGGTTTGTTTGACCGGATAGTAATTTAAAATTAAATTGAGATATTATATCTGAATTAGAGTTTACAAAACCATTATCATCAGTTATTCCTAAATTTGTATTAGCAAGCCAAGCATCATCTGAACCAGAATATTTAAATAATATATTTCCTGTTAAATGTGGTATTTTTAATCCAGATTGTATTAAGGTTTTATTTAAAAAATCATTATTACTATCTAAAGTATAGTTTAAAGTTAAATATGAATTTTCTACTAAAACATTTGTTGAATTTAAAAATAAATTTTCAGTTTCAAATGCAATATATGAATTAGTAAAATCAGTATTATTAAATATATGATTACCATTTATCGTTAAAGGTAATATATTTGCAACATCAACTTTATAAATTTGATCAGAAGTATCGTCTCGTTGAA